CTTTAGCTAAGCTAACTAATTCACCTGCAACTGCGCCATATACACCACCGCGACCAACTGCACGAGTCTTTGCAAACTTCTTTACTGTTGGCTTCTTTGCTGGTGCTTTAGCTTCTGGCTTTGCAGCTGCTTTCTTCTTTGCTTCTACTGCTTGCGGTGTTTGAGTCTTACCTTTAGCAGAATCAGCAAGAGCTTTATTCTTAGCAGCAACACGTGCCTTAGCCTCCTCTAAACCTTTAGCTTCATTACGCTTCAAATCAGCAAGCGTAGGACGCTTTGTAGCAGTAGTGCGAGCCTCTTGACGAGCCTTTACTCTTGCTTCAGCATTAGCCATTCTTGTTTTTTCTTTTGCGTTAGATGCTTTAGCAGAGTCTTTGACAGCAGCTTCTTTTTCAGCTTGTGTCATCTTGGACCACTTGTCAGTAGAAACTCCTAATGATTTGCGTAGTCCACTGTCTTTTGCTGGAACTCCAGAACCAGTTGCTCCTGGCTTAGATGCTGCCCAGTTCTTACGTTCTGCTGGTGTCATGTTCTTCCATGCAGCCTTATTAGCAGCAGACTTCTCTGCACGAGTCATCTTCTTTGTAGTTGGTGCAGCTTTCTTTACTGGTGTTTCTGTAGTGGCAGGTGCTGGTTTAGCAGCAGCCTTCTTTACAGCAGCCTTTTTAGCAGGTGCTTTCTTTTCAGTAATAGCAGCAGCAGGCTTTTTGACAGCAGCTTTCTTTGCAGGGGCTTTTTTAGCTGGAGCTTCTGGCTCTCCTGCTTTCTTGCCTGCATATTCGCCAAACTCTTCACGCATTGACTCGCGGAACTTCTCAAGTTCTGCGTTTCTTGTAGCATCAAATTCAGCTTTACTTAGATAAGCCTTCTTGCCAAGTTCTTTCTTAGCAGTATCAGCCATATCCTTGAGCGCTAATCTATCTTCGGCTGTAATCTTGCCTGTGATATCTTTACGTGCAGCTTTTACTTTTCCTGGAAAAGCTTTTTTTGCTGCAGCCTTAGCGTCTTTTCTGGCTTGGCGATACTTATATGGTTTCTTCGCCATGGTTATCCTTACTTAAGCTTGTTGTTGTTGCCCTTAATGCCTTTAATTGCAGCTGGCTTTGATACCTGTCCTAGTCCTACGCCCTTACCGCCATTCTTCTTGCCTGCGTGTCCTGGGTGAACTGGAGCTTTCGCTGCCTTTCCTTGCTTTCCAAACATTTTTTCTCCTTAGTTATGCTGGTATTTGTCGAGTTACTCGTCCTGCGAGAACTGGATTGCCTGAACCAGTCAAGCCTGCTAGTAGTTCCTGCATTGCAGGTCTACCTTGTGGCATTTGTGGCATACTGCCACCCATACCTGCTGGTTGTTCTGGTTGCCCCATCTCTGGTGCTTGTGGTTGTTCTGGTGCTTGTGGTGCTGGTTCTGGCTTAAACGCTTTGGCTACCGCTTCTTCAAGTGGTGTGCCTTTCTTGCGCTCGTCGATAACAGTTGCCATCTTTTCAACAAGTGACATTGGGTCTTGTCCTTGCGAAACCATTTGTGGAATCGCAGCTGCAAGCTGTGAGATAGACGCTTTCAACGAATCGCGCATCTCTTCGATGTCAATTGCTCGCTCTTCTTCTCCAGCATTGAGCGAAATCGGTAAGTTGCGACGTAGCATTCCTCGTGAGATTAGCTTGTCGCCTCGTGCTTGTAGACCCCATACCAATGCACGGTTAGGGTCAAGTCCTGCCATCAATCCGTATTCAACTGTTACGCCGTAATTGCCGTTGATATCGATTGATGGTTTGTATTTTAATTTGTATGGAACGCCGTTGGCTGTAGCAGATACTTCACGAGCTAATGCTGGGAAGTATGCTTCATCGGTAGCAAATGCAATAGAGATTGCTTCACCGATTGCTTCACCAAGGATTGATTGAATAACTTTAATCTGTGAATCGAACCCAGCCATAAGTGCCTTGACACCTTGACCAGTAACAATAGAACCTTCTGCTTGTCCTGCACGTGCTTGAGGAAAGCGAGTTCCAAGTTTCATTTCATCTGCTAGAACATTGTTCTCCGCAAAAGCGAACTGAGGAACGTCGAGATTAACACGACGAATCTTTTCAGGGCTGTTCGAACGAATGACACTGTCTGGACCAACAGATAGTTGAGTAACATCGGTGGGCAAAGCCAAAGGAGCTTCAACAGATTTTTGAACAGCTTCCATAGGGAGGAGCGCAAGTCGCGCCTTAGCTGCATATACAGGAAGAACGTCGTCGAACGAGCCTCGGACTTCACCATCGAGTGAAGGGCGTTGAGCAATTGCAACTGGGACTCTACCGACTTTGTTTGGTGTTTCGGCAAGGATTGCACCTCCACGACTTGGAATAAACATTACGGTGCGATTCTTGTCAGTCCAACGAACGACTTCTAGGAGTTCGTTTGAATCAGTTCTTCCGAATGCACTTGTTAGCAGAATCTTGTCTGCTAGTTCTGGAAACTTAGCTGCTAAATCTCCAGCCTTACGATAATAAGAACGGCAATAGACAGATACTTCTCCGAACCTGTCCATGTCGTAATACGCACCCATGGAGTTTTCAACATGGATGTGCGGTCTATTTTCCTTGAAGTTAGGCTCAACTCTGAAAATACAGAAGCCGTAAGTTCCTAACTGGTCTGCGCCACGCAGTAGCTCTGTGCCAAGACGAGATGAAGCAACATAATAATTTGCAATCTTAGTTCTCTTATCAGCCTTGGTTCGCTGAGAATCATCAAGGGATGAATCGCCAGCAGCTGTTATGGTAGGTAATACACCCGCCTGCTCAGAAACATCACGAGCAACCACGTCAATTAGGTTGGCGATAATAGGTTTAGACCAAGTTCCCTCTGGAAACAAACCACGAAATACTTGGTCTGCGTTACCAGAACGGACCAATGCAACTTCGCGCATGCGCTTATCGCGCTCAGCATTACGAGCCTTTAACTGCTCATATGCATTTACAAGTTCTTTCATTATCACAATCTCGCTATTCGCTGTGCAGCAGCTAAATCGTCTAGATTCACAATGTATCTATCTTCGATTTGCTTCTGGGGAGTAAATTCATTCTTCAAAAAGTTCGGCACATTGGAGGATGTTAATAAGACATCGCGGGCTACAATCTCACAGAACCATAACGCCATTACAGCGTCCATCTTTAATCGCTTGCCCTGAACTCCTGGTTGCCAAACTACTAATTGTTCTATTAGTTTTTTAACGTGTTCATTACGTGAAGCATCTGGCAACTCAATCATGTTGTCATCAGCATGCTTTAGGTTGTTATTATTGCCGTCACGTTTAATAACGGTTCCAAATAACGGAGCCAGAGAAGCTACACCAAACTCTGGGTCTTGCTTGTTATTACCTGTGTAGTGTGGGCGGTAGTTAATACCGCGAGTAGACAAGAAGTTTCTAATCTCCTCGTCTTGTGTCAAGAAAAGCTGAAATGCGTTGGACTCAACTATGACAGTATGAGGCTTGTAGGCATCCGTCCATTCTCGTATCAAAGAGCGAATCGCTGCAGGTGTGGGGCTGCTCATGACGTGAACGTCCATGACATAGCGCTTGTGTGTTCTGCGGTCGACTGCGTAAGCTACTGCTGCTGTGTCGCCTGACATAGCAGGGTCAATACCAATAATGCGATAGAAGTTCTGAGCATTTTCGGGATGACCAGCAGCGCCTGCAATCAAAGCACCCGCTTTTCTCATTCCGTTTACTGCGCCTCTAACGCACAGCGGGTCGAAGATTGCATTCTCTGCGATATCGAGGTTCTGGTAAACCAAAGACCATTTGGAAGGACCAGCCTCATTGCGGACCGCAGTAAGACGCGGTCCAGTCCATCTATCAAAGTATCCATTCTCATCTGGAGTATCATCTTCAGTGAGAGGTTGCTCTGACTTGCCCCACAGTGTCTTCCACTGTTTAGGGTCGTCTGCGTATTCTAATACGGCAGGCATGGACAAATATGACCACGGAACAATTCCGTCCGTGTAATGCGCTGGGTTACGAAGCTCTTTATATAAGTCGGTCGCGGATACGCGAGTTCCGACAACAAGAAGTTGACCCCCGCCTGGTGGTAGACGAGAGGCAACTTCCTGTCGAATCCATTCTTGTTGCTTAGCCCACTCTCCCGCGTTAGAGAGAGTGACCACGTCGTCAAGCACAATTAAGTCGGCGCGAGCGCCGTATACTTGACCGCCCATACCGATAGCTTCGACGGTAGGGTCTTTAGCATCTGATTCGCGGACATCCGCACCCAGATAAATTTTATTAGCCGACCACATGTCGGCAGTAGCTTTGTAACCGTCGGTAGGACCAAAGGCTGCTTGTAGGTCTGCATACCGAGGATGCGTCAAGCGTTGCTTGATAGCATAAAGAAACTTCTTAGCCTGCTCCTGGGTTTTAGAAATAACAATTACGTTGATATTAGGATTCTTAACTACGCGGTAAGTAACGTAGTTAATCGTAATGGTCATAGTCTTGGCATGGTTTGGTGGAACGTTTACCAAAAGGCGGGATAAGCCCGCCGACCCTTTTTCGTATGTCATCGCTTGGTGTAACCAGCGAGGTTCTTTTCCTTCCAGCATGTCAACAACGTTGAGCATGTGGTCCCAAACCTTGGCTCCCAGGTATTTCTCAGAGAACTCCGCAAAGTCAGATAGACCAGACCGAGCTTCGTCGGCGAGGTCAGATGTTCTTAACCGAGCATTGTCTATAAAGGCAGCGAAGCCTTCAGCTTCGCGCCGTTGAGTGTCATACCAGGAACGACTTCTACCGATAACCTTTAGGGCATCGG